GCGAGAAGTACTGCAGGGAGTGATAAACCTAAGAAGTCCGCTCCTAAAAGCATTCCTCCTAAGAAGAAACCTAAAGTAAGTGCAGACGAGGCAAATCGTAGATCAAACGCATATATTGCCAAGAAAGAGAGAGACAAAGCCAAAAAGCGTAATGAGGAAGCGAAGGCTAAGCGTAGAGCTAGAGTAGCTAAGGATGTTAAGGAGATAACTGCGGATATCAAGAAGCGCCGTAGTTCGAAATCGAAGGACTCCCGCGGTTATCTTCGTGACTCAGAAGGCAAGAAGGTTAAATCAGGAAGTGGTAAAGCTATCCGGACTCGTCATGCCGAGAAGAAACCAAGTGCTGCTCATAAGAAGAACTTGGCTAGACTTCGTGAGTTAGGGTTGTTCAATAAGGGCGGTCTTGTAAAGAAATCCAAGGCTAAATGTACTTGCCGAGGAATGGGTAAAGCCACTCGGGGCGGTGGTTACAACAAGTATTGATGGATATAATAAGTTTCTCGGAGTACTTACTTAAAGAACTCCGTGCACAAATTGAGTTGCGATCCGAACACCTGACATATGGGGGTGCTGCGGATTGGGACGCATACTGCAAGGTTACGGGAGAGGTTACAGGTCTCACTTCCGCAGAAAACCTTATTAAAGACCTGCTGAAAAAGATGGAGCGAGTCAATGATGACTGAGCCAGCAAAGTCCTTCGGTTCCGAAGGTAAGTCCACAGTGCCGGACTTTAAACCACTGCACAATATAGAGAAACCTCTACCCGAGGAATCAACTCTTACACCCGAAGCTATTGAAGCAGGTGAGACATCAAAACTACCACGTCCTACCGGGTATCGTATTTTGATTCTCCCTTATACTCCAAGTAACAAGACCAAAGGCGGAATTCTACTGGCTACCGAAACTCTTGATCGTGAAAAGATTGCGACAGTAGTTGGGTATGTGGTTGATCTTGGCCCCGACGCTTATAATGATGCTAATAAATTCCCAGATGGACCTTGGTGTGGTAAAGGTGAATGGGTAATCTTTGGCCGTTATGCGGGAGCACGCTTTAAGATAGATGGTGGTGATATGCGCTTGCTAAATGATGATGAGATTTTAGCAGTTATTGATAATCCGGAAGATATACTTTCCGCATAACATGGAGAAGACCATGCAAGAAGAAAATGTAGCAGAAGATATTGAACTAGAACTTGAAGTCCCTGAAGAGGAGGTCGATGTTCGTGAAGCAGATGTAGATGCAAATGCTGCTGATCAATTATCGTTAGTACCTAATACCGAAGAAACTGAGGAAATCAAGTCGCCAGAAGATCGAGTCCAGGAATATCTGGGTAGTGACCCCGAACTTCAGGAATATGGGGATGGCGTACAGAAAAGGATCAATAAACTTACCTATCAGAGAGAAGAAGCTAAGCGTCGTGAAGAAGCAGCTGTGCAATATGCACAACAGGTTCAAGCACAGATGCAGGGACTTCAAGCACAGGCTCAACAAGTTACTTCACAACGCGATGAGCAATTGATGGATGAGTATGGCAACCGAATTAATGCCGAGCTAGAGACAGCTAAACAGCGTTACAAGGAAGCCTATGAATCTGGAGACGCTGATCTTATTGTTGAAGCTAATAAAGAATTGTCTGCCTTAGCTGTTGAACAAGATAAAGTTAAGCGTCGAGCTGTTCGTCGTCCTGCTCCTGAGCAGAGTCCAGAAGCTCAAGCTCGGCAGTATTACCAACAGCAACCAGCTCAGCAGCAAGCTCCACAGTACAATCCACCTCGTCCTGATGAAAAAGCTGAGTCATGGGCTACGGAAAATACTTGGTTCGGTGAAGATGAAGCGATGACCCATAGTGCTCTCGGTTATCATCGAAAGATGGTAGAAGAAGAGGGTATCGATCCTCATAGTAATGAATACTATGAAAAGATAGACGGTTATATGCGGAGTAATTTCCCACATAAATTTGACAATACTGCCAATAGTGGTACTGTTAATAACAACAGTCCCGTTCAGACTGTGGCACCAGCTGGTAGAACAGCAGGTGGTAAGAGTGGACGCAAAGTAAAACTCACAGCGAGTCAGGTAGCTATTGCTAAACGCCTCAATGTGCCTCTTGAAGAGTATGCAAAATATGTATAGGAGTAATACCTTATGACAGCAAATACAGCTAAGAAAACTAGAGCTGCAACTACTCGGGATTCCGAGAAACGAACCAACAAACCTTGGGCACCGCCCTCAATGTTGGACGCTCCTGAGCCACCGCCAGGATATCATTATCGGTGGATTCGTGAGGCCGCAGGCGGTCAAGGCGATGCAACAAATATGAGTAAACGGATGCGTGAAGGTTATGAGCCTGTTCGTGCAGAAGATCACCCAGAGTTTGCAGCGCCAACTGTTCAAGATGGTCAGCACGCTGGTGTTATAGGCGTAGGTGGATTGATCCTAGCCAAGATCCCGAACGAGACTGTGGATCAGAGAAATGAGTACTACCGTAATCAAACGGAAGGACAAATGGATTCTGTAGACAATAATCTCATGCGGGAAAGTGACCCTTCAATGCCGATGGGTTCTCCACAACGTAAGTCAACGACTACGTTTGGAAGTCCAGATGCAAAGAATGGTTAATATTTTGTTAACTTTATAAAGGAGGTATTTAGCAATGGCTAATACTGATAACCCAAATGGGTTTACTCCTGCTTACCACATGACTGGCGGTACTATTCGCATGACCGAAATGCGTATCGCTGATGACTATGCCACTAGTATTTATTCTGGTGACATTGTAAAAGTGGTTGCAGCTGGAGTTATTGAACGTAGTGCAGCTTCCGATGCATCTGTTGGTGTATTCGCAGGTTGTTCCTACACGAAAGACAATGGTGAGGTAGTGTTCAGTCAATACTGGCCTGCATCTACCAGTGTTAATGGTTCGTATGCAACTGCGTATGTATATAGTGATCCTCAGATCGTATATCGTGCACAGTTTACTGCGGCTTCTGGAATCGCTGAGATTGGATCTCGTGCTGACGTACTGGCAACAGCAGGTAGCACAACTAATGGTCGCTCTTCTGAAGAGATTGACTCTAGTGATCTAACCGACGCACTGTTGAAGGTAATCGACTTTGTTGACTCTCCTGATAATGATCCTGCATCTAATAATGCAGAAGCATATGTCATGATTGCTGAGCATCAGTTCGCACCTTCAGCACTTAGCGCTGACGTATAAGGAGACTGACTAATGGCTATTAATCGCGCACAACTCGTTAAAGAGCTGGAGCCCGGTCTGAACGCCCTGTTCGGTCTGGAATACCAGCAATATGGTGATGAAACTGGAATTATCTTCGACACTGAAAGTTCTGATAGAGCTTTTGAAGAAGAGGTAATGCTCGGTGGATTCGGAGCGGCTCCGACTAAGGGTGAAGGTGCAGGCGTTACTTATGACGCAGCACAGGAAGCCTGGACTGCTCGTTACTCTCACGAGACAATCGCACTTGCGTTCTCACTGACTGAGGAAGCTATCGAAGATAATCTCTACGACAAGCTCTCTTCACGTTATACGAAAGCACTTGCTCGTTCTATGGCTCATACCAAGAACGTCAAGGGTGCTTCTGTTCTCAACAATGCATTCAGTTCCAGTTATACTGGCGGTGACAGCACTGAGCTTTGTTCTACAAGCCATCCTCTGCTTAGCGGTGGCAGCTTGTCTAACCATCTCACTACTGCTGCTGACTTGAATGAGACTTCACTAGAATCTGCACTCATTCAGATTGCCGACATGGTTGATGAGCGTGGTCTAAAGGCAGCCGTTCGCGGTATGTCTCTGATCATTCCATCAGAGTTGGCATTTGTCGCTGAGCGTGTTCTGAAGTCTGAGCTTCGCGTTGCAACTGCAGACAATGATATTAACGCTATTCGCTCTAAGGGCATGCTCCCTAGTGGATATGACGTTAACCATTATCTGACAGATAGTGATGCTTGGTTCATCAAGACTGACGCACCTAATGGTTTGAAGCACTTCCAGCGTGCATCTATGAAGACCGGAATGGAAGGAGACTTCGAGACCGGTAACGTTAGATATAAAGCGCGCGAAAGGTACAGTTTTGGGTGGAGTGACCCCAGGGCGATCTTCGGATCACCAGGCGCATAAGCACTTGGTAATTAAAAGCCCTCTTCGGAGGGCTTTTTTAATACCTAAAATAAATTCTTGTAACATGTGGCTCCCTCTTGTTACACTCCCATATACAGATCCTTAACACTAGCTCGGAGTTAAGGAGTTGACTGACATAAAACAGGAGAAATTAATATGAGCGGCACTGGATTTAGCGGACCTATTAGACTTGGTTCAGGTTCAATCGAAACACTAGCAGCAGCAAAGACTCTTACCAGCGATGATAACGGTAAGACTTTTCTGCTTAATCTCGCAGGAGGCTTCACTGTAACGCTTCCCGCACATTCTGCAGGACTTCGTTTCAAGTTCTTCGCAAAGACTCAACCTACTACTGCGTACATCGTAGCAGCAGCTACAGCTGATGCTGATACCATTGTTGGTAGCTTTAGTTCTTCTGATCTTGACGCTGCATCTGATGCGGACGGAGAAACAGCTGGAGGCGATCAGATTAACTTCGTTGCTTCTACTGCAGTAGTTGGCGATTGGGTTGAACTTGTTTCCGACGGAACTAACTGGTATACAAGTGGCCACTGTACAGCAGTTGGCGGACTGACTATTACTGGTTAATCTTTTGAATGAGGGGACGCATGGTCCCCTCTCTTAAAGGAGATTGATCATGCATAGTGATAGTAAAACAACCACAGTAACCGCCAGTGG